TAAGCTTCGTTAATCAAAGTCTGTCTAATCTGGTCCTCAGCCTGCAACTGCTCTTGAGCAATAGCTGCATCTGCCTGTGGGTCAACTCCCTGACCCTGAGGACCTAGTTGTCCGTCACCCATAACGTCTCCATTACCCATCATCATTGGGTCCATAGGAGTGGCAGTACCATCAGGGCCTACCATCATTCCGGTGATGTCCATAAGTTGCTTTTGAATTTCTGCCTTGACAAGGTTTAGCGCACCTTCACCCTTAGCGTCATCCATAAGTTCTGAACGAATTTCTTGAATTTTTTCAAGTGGGAACTCTTCTCCAAGAGCACGCAAAGCGCCTTCCTTAGACTCAAGTCCCATAGACATTTTCTGCTGTAGTTCGTTTAGAAGAACTAGCTTGTCTAGAGGTAGCGGTGGAGGGAAGTGTGCGTAAGTTACGTAAGTAATTGGGTCATTAGGGTCTAACTGTGGCAGCTGACCTTCTGATATAGGACCATCAGTATCTGGATTATATGTAAAAGTTTCTGGTTCTTTAATAGCTAGATTTAGAAGAACTAGTTCGTTGATTCTTTCAAGGCCTCTACCATAAACAGATGACTTCTGAGCGTAACGGTTCATCAGAGGCTGGAATTGAATAGAAAGTGCAACACCAGAGGTGTTAGAGATAGGCTGTGCCTGACCAAGTGCAGACTCAGGTACATTCATCATTTCATGCATAGATAGCTTTAGCATCTGCATGTACTGCATAGCTCCAGTTAGTCCAGCAGCTCCACCTTCAAGGTTGAATACCTGAGCGTCTTTAGGAAGACCACCCCAAACCTTCTTTGCACCCTTTTCAAGATTACCCTGCTTAGCACCAACAATAACTGTAACAGGTGCAGCGTGGTAGTTAATGATATCTGCTACATCCGTTGCAATTTCGTTATATGAACGGTTGATTGAAATAATATCATGAGCATCTGACAATCCCCAAGGAGAACCGGATACCGGGATGTTTGCGATGTGGACTACAGGAATTACACCCAGTGGGTTTGGTCTTGAGTCAATTAGCTCATCGTTTACATACTCTTCAATTACATCATCAGTAAGAATTTCGGTGTAGGTGAACACCTGACGGGTACCTTCTAGTGAGGTTCCCCAGAAACGATACTTGTGCTTAAATCTAAGAAGACGACTTCTATCATGTGGGTGAAACTCAGGGAAAGCAAAAGCAGAGTTCAAAGGAAGGATACGGACACGTCCTGGGTGCAGACGACCAATGCTATCTTCCCAAGCTTCTTCGTAAGCAATTTTTACAAAACAGTCGCCAGTGATAGAGCCAAGCTGAGCCATCTCCAGTAGGATGTGCATTTTGTCGTTGTCAATAGTCCAAACACGCTCTAGACGAGCAGGAACAATAGCTTCAGTGGCTTTAGGTGAGCGGAAGTGAACTCCGTTACCAAAAGTAAACCTATCGATGTAGTCGATGAACGAACGGTAATAGTTAAGGGAAATCTGCATCTCACCTTGTTCACGACGGTAACCCCAGTGGTGACCAAGATACATGGCCCAGTTTAGGGAATAACGGTTTAGACGAGGACCGTGAACTTCAAATTCTTCATCAGCAAGTTCTACAAGACCCAGAGGGGAGATGCTGATTGTAAGGTCAGATGACGAAGCCCTATAGCTTGGAGGTGAAAAGTCAAGAAATGACATTACTTACTATCCTTCTTGTCGTCATCATTATGGTGAGCACGAGCCTGGGCTTTTCTTTCTTGCCAGGCTCTCATAATTCTTTTGCGCTCTGCAATTTCTTCAGAGTCAATATATTTACCGCCCAGTTCTAGATATCGACGATGTACCCAGTGCGATGCACCAGGGCTCGGATAAATACGGTATTTAGCTTTGGCCTGGGTTACTACCATGGCGTAAAGCTTTTCATTAACTGGGACGTCAGACAATTTGCTCCTCAAGGTTCAACTTCCTAACCCCACTCTACTATTGTAAAGTGGGGCCAGGTTGTTAAACTCTTAAATTAGTCGTTTACGACTGTTGGGTTTAGACGCTGAACGCGACCACCTGAAACAACCTTAGTTTCAATAACCTGCTCTGCATTCTGTGAGAATGAACCGTGAGCAAATTCACCAAGGAAAGTAGGTGCTTCAATCCATGATGCAGAACCAACGTGTGCACGTTCTGACATGGTCTCAGCAGCTGGCTTCTGCCATACTGGAGCGTTGCGGTTTGGGCGGCCAGGAGCAGCTGCAAAGCCGTTCATGATGCCCTTCTGGAAGTCGGTAGGTACGTCAGTGTCAGTTGCGATACCTTCTTCAAAGCGAAGTGGGCCGCGACGTTCTTCATTACCTGCAGGCTTGATTTCATATCCCTGAGGTGCGCGCTCTGGGAACATAGGGTTTGGTGCAATACCCATGGGGAACTCCTTAAATTTGAGAATGGAAAACTCGAGTATTTCCTTTACTAGTTTGGGGCTTTATTGAATATTTTTCTGGCTTAACTCAAACTTTTAATAAAAAGGATTAGAACCAACTTCAACAGTAGGCATTACAAGCTCTTTTGTAAGAGAACAAGCAATAGCCAAGCTATCAACAAAGTCATCGTGGGCGTAGGCTTCTCTAGGGGCTGCAACGGTAAAGTTATTGCCTTTATATTGAATTTCAGCATCAATCATCTGCTGGTAAAAGCGCTTCCATAGATTAAGTCTGCGAGTTTTAGCATGAGCCGGAAAAGACAGCATTTCTCTTTGAATCAAAGCCTGTAGGTGTTTAAATCTACCAGATTGCTCTGACTGGCTAGACGTCAATGGGATTACTTCTGCACGAGGCATCAGAACCTTGAGACGCTGGGCTACTACGTCACCAACACCGTTGGCGTCTACACCAAGAGCAAGCACATCGTAGTTAGACAAGAAGTTTACTATTTGGAAGTATTGTTCTTCCCAGTCATCCCCTTGGATTTCGAGCCAGTTAAGGACTCGATGTTCAAAATAGCCAAATTCATCGGGACGGTCCCAGTCGACCCAGACAACTGTGACAACAGTGGAGTCCATTTTTCTAGCTGGGTCGACTCCAACCACAACAGGGGTTTGATGCCATACTTTGACGAGTTCTTGAGATGTGTCACCAAGGTCATCCATGATGGAACTCGTAACAAACATTCCTCGTTCAAGTAGCCATTTGCAGTTATACGACATCTGAAATTCATCTGAGTCCTCTCCAATACGAAGCATTTCTTTTTTTATAAATCGGCTGTAGTTATCGTTATATTTAGATACATCTCTCCAGTCCCACTGGAAGTGGTTCTGACGAGCACGTTTACCGGTCTGTCTACGTCTGTTTAACTGAATAGAGCGGTAAAAGTTATTCTTAGAAGTTGTGGGGGTTCCAGTCTTAACCATTGTACCAGCGTAGTACGCACGCATAGGAGAGATTGACTTATTAACAATAAAGTCGTCAGCTTCCTGACACTCATCGATAACGATAAGGTGGAATGATTTAGACTCAATCTTAGCTCGTGGGTTAGCAGTCATCATTGTGAGGCTACTGCCTGACTTCTTTAGTCTAATCATTTTTGTAACGCCACCAACTTTAGCAGCCACATCATCAATCTCTGGGTCACTCAAAACATCCAAAGCTCGTTCAGAACTAAGTCGAGTTACAGTACGGCTAAACAAAGTTTCAGCCTGAGATTCAGTAGGAGCAAAAAGCCCTACCATCAATCCAGCCTTATATTTACCGAGAAGCTCTGGGTAAATATTAGCAAGTCTTGGAAGCAATACCATAAGTGTGGATACTGTGTCAGCAATAGTTTCTGACTTACCTGACTGACGTGCTGCAAGAGCTGTGATTTCTTCACCATCATTAATAATGATAGATTCCATCATTCGTCTAGCTAAAGGTTTTTGATATGGGTGCAAATCATGACCAACTAACACAACCATAAATTGCATCATTTTATCAATAAGTCGGTCAACAAATTCCTGGGAAAACTCATCGAGGTCATCTTCTTGGTCAAGTTCTTCAAACTCGTCAAGCTCTTCCTCAGCGTACATTTGAGGAGTAATTTCCTCAAATTGCTCATCGTCTTCTTCTTCTTCGTCTAACTCCCAAGGATTATCTTCGTATTGTTCGTTATCATCTCTGTAGTTATCTTCTTCGTAATCACCATTCATTTTGGGCACGTTTCTTTAACTCACGAACAATAGCCAGTAGTGCTTCTGCACCAAGCTCAGCCTCTAGTAGGGCATCCATACTCTTGTCACGTTGGTGATGAGTAAGTTCTTTGCCCAACACAAACAAGGCATTCTCAGCCCACATGATTAAATCAGACGTCCCAATCCCAGACACTCTCTTCTCCAGTTTCGTACTTGGCTGGAGTCCACCCTTTTTCCTTGTCAAAATCTTCATCAGTTAGTATCCGTCCTCTTAATGCGTTATTTAGTGCCGATTCTTCATCTGGTTGTGTACCAGTCCATTTACCTATTATAAGGGCTCTGTAAAAAGGTAACCGTATAATCCATGGTTCAGAAGTTCTAAACGGCTCTTTGATTTCTTGGGTGTATCCCTTAACTGCAATCTTACGTCCCCATTGAGCTGGAAACCTCATATATTGAATAAAATGTTTTTTTCCGATGTTGTGTACCTTGGGCATGTGTTCCTATGGTTTATGTTGTCTATGTGGCCTAGCAGCAGGTGGGTTATTTTTAGGAAGCTTACCACCTTTATATTTAGGTGGATTATAAGCTTTACCTTGGGCAGTCCTATAGACTGTACCCTTATTAGAAGCATAGCGGAATTGGCTGGCACGTGCAACACGATAAATACCAGCTAAAACTTCAGGGCTTACATTTGACACATCTGCTGGCCCGTAGGTGTGGGGGGACATTAAAAGAACTCCGGGGCTGTACGTACCTTTACTATAAAGGTTCAACATAGGGCCTTTAGAATAAGAGTTATGGAATGTTTTCCAAGTACCCGGGTCAACATCATAATAATTAAAAAGCGTTCCGTCACGGAACATTACAGTGAGAACTTTTCTCTGCTCATCATAGCCGGCAGCTACTGTGCGAGGACGCCTAACGTTTGTCGATGAAGTTGGAACATCTGTAAGTGGAGCAGGAGCTTCTGGAGATGCATTTGGGTCAACGAGAATGCCATTCTCATCAGTTTCGCCCTCAATGCTGTCATACTCTACAGGGCTATACTGCCCTGCATACTTAGAGTTTGGAAATTGCTGATAAAAAAGATTGCCTTCAGCATCGGCTGTCATACCCTGCTCAAAGGAGGACGCCGTAGCGGCATCATAGCCGTCAGGCGTCACTCCCTCGAGATTAGGCATTTGTTACTTCTTAGCTAGCAGCAGCAAACGGGGTTACAGTTACGTTGGTTGTACCTGTCTGGTTTGTTCTAGTACCTGTTGCGTATGCAATAGACTTAATTGTTCCAGCAACACCAGTTAGAGATGCTGCAGGAGTAATTGAGCCAGAGTCTGCTACAGTAAATCCAGTACCAGCAATGGTGATGTAAGTGCTAGTAGCGTTAGTTACGGTCCAAGTACCGACAACAGCAGCTGGGATACCAGTTCCAGAACCAATAGTTACCTTAGTACCTACTGGGTAAGCAGTGCTTGCAGTGGTGGTGTATACGTTAGCTGCAGTAGTAGAAGTTACGTTAACACGGGTAATTGACTTAGCAGCGTTAGTAGCAGCAGTTCCAGTGAGTACGTTTGCAGTTGCAAAGCCCTCATCCTTTAGTGAGTCAATTGCCACAGCGGTTGTCTGACCAATAACTAGTTCTACTGTTCCAGTTACATCTGGATTTAGAGCGATGTTCAAGAAGATTTCATCGTCCTGAATACCGTCTGCTGGGCTGTCGCTGTCTACGGCTGAACCGTCAGTGTTTGGTACGAATAGAGGGTATCCGTTCCATCCAGTCTCAGCAAGAACGTGGTTGTCTAGGTCATAGTTTAGACGACCTGTTGCTGTGTCTGGGCGTTGGTCGTTTGGCTGTAGAGGGAAGTTACCCCATACAAAATCAACGACGATGTTACCTGCTGAATCTAGCAGGTTTCCATTGTTATTTGTTGCCATTTTTATTCTTCTTCCTGATTGCAATCATGGTTATTTAGTTCATCCTCGTAGAGTATGTCAGTGCAATACTTGCACCTAAACATACGTATATCATCAAATGCTTCAGGTAAGGAGTCGGTTTCAAATGATTCGTCATACGCCCTAGGATTTTGCGCGAAAATCTCAGGCGGGAACGGTCCACGAGGACTGCTGTAGCCGTTAGGGACTGCGTGTCCCTGTACGGCAAACTTACGAATTAGGGGCATCTTCTTCTACCACGTCAATAGTCTCAGCTACTGCCTGGCTCTTTTTACCCTTAGTTGGGGTCTCAACCACCGGAGTCTCTACTGGAGCTGCAAATAGGTTTGGCTGAGGGCCACGAGATAGGAATGATGGGAGGTGACGTTGGCAATAATTAATGCCATACTCAGCGGTAAGCTGGTAAACGTACAAAGCATCTGAACTGCAATTGGCGCAAATAGCCATAGTAAACTCCTTTAATTCTAATATTAAGATTGCCTTATTTTGTAAAAATTTAAAGCATAAACTCAATATTAACGCATACGCTTTTTAGGAGCACCATTTGAACGTCTACCAACACCGTTTACTGGCTTGACTCCAGGAGTCTTAGTTACTGGAGTAACCTTTGTAGATTTCCTAACATTTCTTGCACCAGTCTTGTTTACAGTTGGTGTAGGCATCTTAGGTGTGCCAGGAGTTGCTGTCTTTTTAGCAGCGTTTGTATTAGGTCGACCTTTAGAGCCCGTGCTCTTAGCAGTAACTTTGTCATAGCCATAGCTAGTGTATGTCTTTGCTGCCTCATTTTGCTTTTTTCTAGCAATGTTCATCTTTTTTTGAGCAGGGGTTAGGGTTGTTCCCTTTTTAGCTCTTATAGGGTCTTGTATATAAGTTCTAGCTGCTTTATCCTGAGCAGCAACTGCTGCCTTCTTTTTTTGCCACGCTTTTTTAATATCCTTTTGGGTTTTAAGTAGCTGCTTGTTTGCCTCAGCAGTGTCAAGACGCATTTTTTTGTCTCTAAATTTTGCAATTGGTCCAGCTATGTTTTTTATAGCGTTACCAATAGCGTTGGCGTCACCAAGTCTTTCTTTATTAAACTTAGGTTCAATCACAGTATCTTCTCCTCAATGGCTTCGAATCGTTTATTGCCGTCTTCGAGCCTAGCATCTATTTGTTCTAATTTCTTCTCAACTCGATTTAACGCGTCTTTCATAGAAGAGCCGCCGTTGCGCTTCAACTCACCGTCAATACGGTTTAAGCGCTCCATGACACCTGGCACGGCGGAACGA